AAGATAATAAACCGTGTAAACCAATTAATGGGTAAACACGTATATCATTACCTTTATAATTAATGTCATTAAAAAAATTTGTATCAAATAAAAAAAATTGCCACTGAAAACCAGTGGCAATCAATATTTTTTATTTAAAAAATCTGCATAAAGTATACTCGTCAATCTTTTCTGCAGTTTTTAATAGATTAATTATTCCATCCTTTCCAAATTTTTCATATATTAAAGATGCATCATAGCCATCAGGACATTTTATTATTCTTACCCTATTTTTAAATCCGTTATTGTTTAAAAACAAATACATCTTGTAAGCATTTTGTAATGCATCATCATCAAGAAAAATATTTATTTCCGCATTAGACTTCTCGAGTAGTACATTATATATCGAGTTGTTTTTACTTATGCTTTTTCCTAATAATGGAATTGAATTTGGTGTGACTATATGGTCAAAAGGTCCCTCTACTAATGTAATATTTTCATACCAATTAATCATTGATTCATTAAAAACAATACTTGTTTTTTGTACTTTTGGGTTGCAATATTTTACTTTGTTCAATCCGCTATAATCTCTGCCTACCCAATAATTCAAATCTCCTATTGAATCATAAGAAGGAATTATAATACGGCATTTATGCATAAAATTTTCACAGTAATACGGCGTATATCCAATACTGTATTTTTCTATTATATCTTTTCCTATTCCTCTTTTATTTAAATAATCTAATGCTTTTTTGGAATTTTTGTCAGATTCATCTATTTTTTTATATTCTTTTGGCAATGCAAGGCATGTTTCTAAATCTATAATTTCGTTGGCAGCTGACGAATCATCCATACTATACATGGATGAATTTTTTATAGTGTTTATAATTTCTCTATATTCAGAAATATCATATCCACTTCCGTAATCCCTTAATATTTTAGAAATCTTTCCTTTTGTTTCGCATTTCCAACAATGAAATATACAGCCGTGCTCTATATTTGTCTCAAGATTATATTTTCCGTCACAACTTACGTTTTCAGACTCAGCACAATATGGGCAATTAAAACTTTGCCATCCACTGCTATATGGTTCGTTTTTTGGTTCTCCCAATACGTTGATTAATAGCTCTCTTATTCTTCCTACTTCATATTCAAACATGGTATATCAACTATTATTATAATAATCCTATGCAAATATACAATTATTTGTTGAAAGCAAATAATTATTTTGGGATTTCTATCGATTTATTAATCTCTATTCCATTTACCAATATTTTATATTGAATATAAGTAAAATTATCATTACTATGCATATCATAACATAATACCTTTGGTTTTTCTGTATTGGAATAAAGCTGTTTTCTAACCCATCCTATTATGCATATTAGACTGTCACTTGCATCAAAATTTTCTTTTTTTAATTCACCCTTTTTATTATATTCCCATTTAATTTCTGAAAATATTTCTGAAATTTTATTCCATAAAATCATTTTTTTATCACAATTCCAATCATACCCGCCGAATAAAACTAATTCATTATTTTTTAATGAATTTAATATTTTTTTTAAAGGATAAATTTCGCCATTCTTTTTATACTTTCTTACAGAAATTAAATCAGGAAAAGAATATCTTCTCGCATCATATGATGAAATAAATTCAGGTACTACACCTAAAATACGATAAGCTGATTGAGATATCATCCCATTAAACCTCATTAATGTTCCAACAGTAATACTATTATTACTGCTTATCAAAGGTTCTTCTATAATAACATTAGTAATTTTATCATATACGCCAAATCTACTAAGGTCTTTATAATTTTCCAATATTTCTGTAAAGTAATCACTTTTATAAAATAATTGTTCTAAATGATTAACATTTTTTTTATCAGGCATCTTAAAATAAGTAACTTGTATGATGGAAATTATACCATCATCATTTTTAGCTAACGTTAAACCAATACATTTCGTTGATATGTCTAAACCTAATATAAGTTCCATTATTTTTTTATGTTATAATTAATATTTAGGTAATTATATTTAAAAATCAATATATATTCCATATAATTTGTATATTTGCAAAAAATATATATAATTATATCATGATTAAAAAAATTTTTCATATTTCTGATATACACATACCAAATTCAGAAGAAGATAGACCCTATACAAAAATGATGGAATCTTTTTTAAAAGATTTAATAGAACAAGTTTTATCATGCGGATGCAGCAAAGATGAAATCAGAATCGTTATTGCAGGAGATATTTTTCAGCAAAAAATAAAAGCTTCTAACGAAGCAAAAAAGATATTTCATAAAATGTTAAATGTCATGAACTCATTAGCAAAAACCATTATTGTTGCAGGAAATCACGACATGTTGGAAAATAATAAAAATAGGATTGATTCAATATCTCCGACATTCGACATAAATGGCGTATATGAAAATATAATATACTTAGATAAAGAATTGGAATATGCAAGCGGATGCCTTATAGATGATAATGTCACATGGGTGTTATATTCAATGTTTAATAACTTTGCCAAACCTATTATACCTGATAAAGAAGATGAAAATGATAAAATAATAGGATTATATCACGGAAGCGTTCCTGGTGCGGTTACAGATAGCGGAAGAATGTCTGATGACGGAATAAATACTGATGATTTTAACGGATGCGATTGCGTAATGGCAGGACATATACACAAGTTTCAAGAGATACGAAAAAATGGAATACCTATTGTCTATCCATCATCTTTATTTCAGCATGATGCCGGAGAAAACGTCACTATGCATGGATATGTGATATGGGATACAGAAAATATGACTTACAAATTTCATAGTGTTGAAAACGAATACAGGATATTTAAAATTGAAATTACGAATTACGAAGATGTAAAAAACGACGATGAAATCTTATTAAATCTATAACGAAATAAGCGCCAATATTTTTGGCGCTTTTATTATGGTTTATATCGAACGATAAAACTTATATTTTGTTTTATGTCATCCATATTATATAATGTCACTTTACATGAATGAGCTAATTTTGTACTTTCTCCTATATAGCTTATATTAGCTTCCCTGCATTTTTTGGCTTTATCATAATCTGATATGCTAATCCTAAAGTTAGAAGATGAAACAGATGCATACATTTCTGAACTGAAATTTTCTTCTCCATTTTTATTTATACATGAATAAATTAATATATTCTCAGGATTTACCGACATATCTATAACGTTTGGGTTTTTATCATCATTATGCATTATATATAGATATTCATCTATGTATTTAATCTTTGCGTCAGAAAATGACGAATCTGGAATGTTTTTAAACACTTCATATTCTTTATCGCAATATATCTTTTCGCTATTATTCAATAATATATTATCCATATTCGGGAGAACATCAAAATCGATTCTAAAAATCGTCCCTACAAATTTAATTTCATCTTCATTATCTGTAATATCTTTTTCAGTATTTTCATCTGAATAAATCATTGCATTATCAAAATGCATGAAGTTAATGTTAGTATAATATTTTTCGGAAATTAAGTTTCCAAATGTTACAATTTGAATTTCATAATCACAATAGTTTTCATCTTCATGGATTGTACTGTTTTTATATATAATTTCTACGGAATTATCATATACGAACTGTGTGTTACTATCTGCCAAATATTCACTAATGTCTGCTATATAAAATTTTTTATTTCCACCATATACTAAAACATTTAATGTAATTTCTTTTTTGTCGTCATCCGTATCATTAAATTGGGATATCGATATTTTGTTTAATGTTTTTCCGTCTTTTTTTATTTCAATTTTAAATTCAGTATGTTTCTGTATTACCGTTAATATAGCATAGATATTTTTATCAGTATTGTTAAATACTACTATTGTGTCAATTCTGTTATAATTGTTAGTATTATTTTCTGAAGGTATTATTTCTATATAACCTTTATATTTTTGAACATTCAGCCAAGTACTGTCATACATCAAATCATAACACGAACTATTTTCATTTTCATTTACGGTAATGTTTACTATTTCCGCTTTTGGATTTATTGCATTGAAATAAATTTGTTCTTTTGATATTTTAATAGAATGTTCCATAATTATACTTTATCAAAATATGTCAATAATATTGAAGTCGATGGTATAACCTGTATTAAATAATTGAATATGACATTATTATAATATTTTATAAACATGTCGTTATTAAATTTGTCTCTATTTATGACGATTCTTATGAGTTTACTGTTTATAAAATACTTATTATCATCTTCTATAACTACTTTTCCGTTTCCATCACTTGTCTCACTGATTATTTCATACTTCACATTTTCCGCGGTATTCGTATCTTCAAAATCGAACAAATTGTTATCTATTGAATACTTAAAAGGGTATTTCATATATTCCATAAATTCTTTACCATTGTCATAATTTCCATATCCTACATGAGGATTATTATTTTCATTTGTGGGAATTATGTTCAATAAATAATTTACCTTGTCAGATATTTCTTTATTATCAGTAAACCCTGTATTTTCCCATCCGTAAAATTCGGATGAACTATATTTGTCCTTTAGGTAAAATGTGTGTTCTATATTAGAGCTATCCGTTATAGTATCATCATAATTCATTATATCGTCAATATTGTTAACGTATACAATGTCATTTTCTTTAAGATCGTTAATGTCCAAACTTAACATGTCTGATATCGTAGAAACAGTCTTGAGATAGCTTAACGTTTCTTTATATGAATCAACATTTCCGTCTTTATCGGACCCCCATCCACCTTTAAGCTGAAAATAAATGTCTCCATCATAATTTTTACCTTTATCGAAGAATGGAAGCGGTATTACTGTTGGCTTATCTTCCCCTTCTTTGTAAAAGACAATATCTTTCATTGGAACTCCACTATAATAGTCATCTTCATATTCTCTCACTGTATTTTTATTTTCATTGAGTAAATGAAGCTGTTCCGCATAATCTTCTCCCTTATTCGAATCTGGTATTGAAGATAAATCAATATAGCCATATTCTTCAAAAATCTTATAATCGTCATCTATTCCATATCCAAACAATGCCATGACCATTTCAATGGCGTCTTTTGTGCCCTTAGAAGATAAAATATATTTTGAATTAATATACAGTGTTTTCATAAACTCATTATCCATACTTAACGGGTCTGTTTTGTCAGTTGATATTCCTGTATACCAAACATTTTTATCTTTTGAATTTTTTACAATAGTTTTAAGGAAATCCTCTGTTACCTTATAAGATGAACAGTCTTCTTTTACTCCATTATTTTCAAAAAACGGAACAATAGAATATGCGTTTATGCCTCTTGTTTCAAGATTGTCAGATATTAGTGCTTCAGGTTGATTATTTATCTCGTCATATGTAGTTGCATTTGAATATTCTATACAATCTATACTTCTTTTTATATCATCTAAAAGCCTGCCGTATATTCTTAATAGCATGCTTATTTTATTTCCACCTTCTAAATATTTTTCTTCATCCCCTTCTGAATAATCTCGTGTAAATGTCCAATCGTAATTTTTTATTGCTTCATGGGTTAGCTTATTATATAAATTATCAGTGTTATTTTCATCAAATATACGTGCAATATTAATTAATCCATTCACATATTCAACATATGAAGCACTTTCTATATCTATTTGATACCCATTAGATGGCCATGTATAGTTTCTGTTTACATAGCTATAAAATCCGCTTTTCCCTAATATTGGTGTCAAGAATGTATTTTTATAATACGGTGTCGTGTCCCTGTTTAAAAGTACTTTCTCTAACCCATCTAAATTTTCAAAATAGTAATCTATTATTTCTTCTTTTGGCTTAATAACAATTGGAGAAAGTTCTTCATCAGGATTAATATTATCAGGTTTTTTAATGGAATATATAATATCCGTATCTATTAGCATTCCATATATTGTTAAAGTACTGTTTTCGGACTTTATTGTGACCGTAATTATGTCCGAATACTGATATTCATTTGGACATAACATAGCGTCAGAATAATCTGTGCTGTAGTTGATCTCATAATCAGTTATTTGTTCCCCGTTTATTGTATAATTTTCATAAGAATAAGATAAATATCTCATCGGATTCATGCCATCTTCAATAGTTATAGACTTATGGCATAAATCTATCATAAATGGATTAGATATTGTATATCTTCCAGTACTTTCAAATCCTTCTTCATTTTCTTTTGTTATTTCATAAAGATAATTGCACACAATTTGTGCCGGAAAATTACTGATTATGTTCTCTATCGTTGCCCTAACCAATTCTTCGCATGAGCCATAATACGCAAAATCTCGCAAATCATTACTATTATAGTTTACTTTGACTTTGTTTGTTAAATTACGTGCATTTTTTACGTCTTCATATGTATATGTTCCCTCCCATTCGCCATATTTATGCTTTTTTTGATATGATGGAATGTTATTAACAGTAAATACAAAGTTTCCATTTCTATAATAAGGTGTTTTTCCAGGGGACATTTGATTCCATCCACCTGTTGTTACCCAATCTCTATATACAATCTTGCCGTCATTGAGTGTTTTATGCGGCTTTGCTAATATGTAGCTACTTTTGTACTTTCTATATTTTTTCATTGCAATTATTGATTTGTCACTAATTCGTCATAATCTGTGCTTGTATCAAAATTGTCAGTCTTCTTTTTTCTGACTTCATACATTTCATTGCTTGTATAATCACTTTTTACGGTGTAGAACTCTGACTGATGATATATTTCACCGTTGCTATTATATGTTGTAACCAAACCTTTATCCAAACTTCGTATTTGGTCTCCTTCAATCATTGTAGTTAGTGTTTCTATATCATGTTCTACCATCTCTATTTCAATTGAAATTGGATCAAATTTTGTATTTGTTATACATATAGACTGATTTGGAGAGCCTATAAACGGCGTTTGATTTGCTTTAAACGACGGACTTGTCGATGGTGTAACAGTAATGAAACTTAATGTTCCACTATCATTAAATCTATATCCGTTGGAATTCGTATTTGAAGACGTGAGATTTTGTGAAATCGGCTCACAAGTGTTATTGCTAGTTATTATTCTATAATACTCCTGACGTTTGTTTGTATCGTAATATTCTATTCTATATCCTATTAAATTATTATTGGCGAACAATGTTTTATTATCTTCAATATTATTTAAATCAATAACAATTCCTTTCACATCTGGATATGCTGCAAGTGCACCAACATCTTTAATGTTAAAAAAATATTCTTTTGGTTTTATATAAACAGTATATATACCCGTTCTTCCGAATATATCAATCGGAAGTGAAAGATTAAACATACCAGGTAATACATCATCTCCATTCTTTATCTCGCCATCAGTCACTTTTGATGACGATAATACAGATGAAGGGGTATCTATTTTATAAAATTTATTGTAAGTTTCGTCATTTGTCGTACGTGTAGGCATATATCTATACCATATTTCTACGTCTTGATTAATATCGTTAATTAATGTCGGCTTTACTATTCCGTATGTTCCATTCATTATTATATTACGTTTATATAAATATAATTATTTTATATGTCATTTTCAATCGTATGATTCCATGGTGAACCACCCCAACTTTGCTTCGCCTAAGAGCGGGCTTCCCTCGGAAGGCTCGCGATGTGCTGAGGTTTCCTCCTTCAACGTGAACACTTGCCCAAGGGCTGAATGGTCCAAGGGTAGAGGCGAAGACTCCAGAGGCGTCACCTCCCGCCGTTCCAGCGGTAGGGCAGCTGATGCCAAGATATTAGTATAGTACCACGCCCTCAGGTTGAGAGCGGCGTTACGGTCGCGGTCATGGTGCGCCCCGCAATGCGGGCACGTCCAATCCCTATCGGACAATCTAAGCCCGTCGTTCTTGTGCCCACATACACTACATGTCTTCGAGCTCGCGAACCACCTGTCGGCCTTGACTAACGTGCAGCCGTTCTTCTCGCACGCCCATTGTAGGCGGTTGATGAACATTCCCCATCCGAGGTCGTTAACCGACTTGCCAAGGTGCAACGAGCGTGCCATTGCCTGCATGTCGATATCCTCGACGACGATGACGTCGTATGCCTTGGACAGCCTCGACGCCTCTTGGCAGATGAAGTCGAGCCTCCTGTTGGCCACCTTTCTGTGGGCCTTCGCAAGGCGCAGGCATGCCTTCTCGCGGTTGCGCGAGGGCTCCTTGATTGGGATGTCCTTCTGCCACTTACTTGAGAAGTGCACCTCTCCCGTCGGGACGAGTTGCTTGCGGGAATGTTGGTGGTTGAGGCGTTTAACCATCTTCTCGGCCTCGCGGAAGCGCCTGACGTACTTGGTTCTCGTAGTGTCAAGCTCTTCGTCTGACGAGACATAGAAATGTGTGAGGCTCATGTCGAGCCCAACGACGCGCTGCTCCTCGACGGGCTTCTCCTCCACCCTCGGAGTGGGGATTTCAACGTTGGTGAGACAAAGGATGGAGACGTAGAACATTCCGTCCTTCTCGCGTGAAACGGTGGCCGAGCGCACTGCTCCATCAAGTGGCCTGTGCTGCACCATGGCGACCCATCCGACCTTCGGGAGCTTCACCATGCCGTCCTTGACGGCCACGGTGCTGTGTTGGTTGTTCGTGGTGTACGAGTCCCTCGCCTGTCCCTTCTTGTGGAAGGTGGGGGCCTTGACCTTGCGTCCTTTGCGCTTTCCGCAGAGCGACTTGAACCATTCGCGCTTTGCTGCTCTGTAGTGCTGCACGGCGTTTGCCAGGGCGAGGGAGTCCACTTCCTTGAGGAATGGTTTGTCGGCCTTGAGCGCTGACACTAGCAACGGCTCCTCTCGCGCTATTCCGCGCTCTACGCAGGCGTTGTACACGAGGCTCACGCACCCGAAGCAGCGTGAGAAATATTCCCGCTGCGTTTGTGTCGGTCGTAGCCTGTACTTGAACGCTGTGAAACGTTGCATGGTCGTGTAATTAGCTTATGTATATAATATATATATATTAATAATTTATAAATCAATAAATAAGAATCGATTCATCCCACACCGAGCAAAGCTCGGAAGGGGGCTTCTCGCTAAGATTTGTTAAAAAATGAGCCATTTGAATATTTTTCCATACCGTCCAAGGTCTTAACTTCTCCCAATTTGATATGTTTTTCTAATGCTGATGCATTTCCTCTATCTATATAGACTTCTACGTTTTTTACGGGAGAATATGATATACCGTTATAGCATTCTCTTTTAAATAGTCTATTATATTCATAATCAGGAACATTCGAATTTACTGCAGAAAATGAAGATACTATTGAAGATATGGTGGCTGTTTTATTATTTATCTCCTTTTCATATAAATTTACATTTTGACTTGTAATAAACTCATATTTTTTTGAATTGATCCCGTTAATGTCATTAACATAACCATTAAATTCATCGGTTTTTATATTTCCATCACTGTCAAAAAAATCAGTTTTTATTTCACTATTTTCGTCGAAATAATATGTATCGGTATATTTTATTCCATGATATTTGTCTTCCTCGTCAATTTTAAAATCATCATAAAAATATAGTAAATTTCCATCATCATCCGTTTGTATGTCAACACATGTTGCAATAAGGTGCGCGCCTACAACATATGTTATTTTAATTACATATTTATCGTTGTTCTCTTCATCTCCTAGTTTTATATCAGTTATTACATCGCCATATGCATATAAATCTTTACATATTTTATCCTTTATCGGCGTTGTCTTAAAAGATATATTGCCATAATCATCATTCAATGTTGAATAATTTGTAACATATCCTACTTTATAGTAATACAGCCAATCATAACCTTCGTCAGGAACGTACAATGTTCCATTCGTGTCTATATAATCTTTATATCTTCGTATAGTTTTTAACTTACTGTCTGTATTTCCATCTACTGATATATCAGTATTTCCAAATTTTGTACCGTAATATTCTTCAATCGTATTGTTTTTCTTATAGTAAGTCATTTCCTCATTATCCGATTTAATGACGTTATCAGAATTTAATTCCTTTATAAGTTTAAAGCAATCGTTCGATTTATCTCCGTTAATATTATACGGGAAAATTACCTTACGTAATTCTTCATCCCAATATCCAGTATTCTTTACAGTACATATATACGTATCATTATTATAATATACTAAATCCCCCTCTTTATATTCAACGCATGGCTGCCATATATCTAAATATTCATCAAGCATGCCCATATCATTGATGCTGGATGGCATAAAAAAACTAACGTCAATATGTATCTTCTTTATTAAATCATCATCATTCTGTTTGATTACTATTGCGTAATTATAGAATTTATCGGCAATTTCATATGACTTTTCAATTAATCCTTTTAGATATTCTTTCATTTTTTCACCGCCCATTCTAATGTATTCCCCATCGGTATTATCACATTTGCAGCACAAATCTTTGCTATTACTTAATTCATTGTCCTTATTATTGTAAAAGCTACAAATCCTTTCTAAATTACACAATTTTTCATATTCATTCTTAGCATTAGCCATGAAAATATAATCAGGAACAAGGTCATATACGTCTCTTGGGAAATCATCTTCTGAAATCATTACTTTACCAATTCCTTCCTCAATAAAATTGGCATATGAATTGTTGTTTTCATTATTAACTTTAATGCATTCATAATACAAAGCCATTAAAGTGTTATATGAATATTCCTTATCTTTTTTCAAAACTGTCTTGTCTGTGTCACTAGTATATACTGTATATTCTTCAGGAAGAAATATATTTTCTATTATTTTTCCATAACACCCATTTCTACTATCCGTTGCTCTATGTAGTTCATATTCCCCATTTGAATTAAAATCAACATAAGCAAATAACCCGTTAATTCTGCTTATAATATTTTCCTTTGAAATTTTATATTTATAGTTTTTCATATTAACTTAGCCTCATATAAATTCAAAATTATCTTATTTTCATTAAAATAAACGCCTCCTTCATTTACTTTTCCTCCATAAAATTCGTCATCAAGATAGTAGATATGCTGATTCGTGTTATAATCATATTTATATTTAAAATGAATATATGAATATTTCGTATATTTTTTTGCGCCATATTTCATATCGCTTCCTTCTATTTCATTCCAATCATCTATAATTTGTTCAAATGTTTTAATTCCAATTTTTTGTTTTTTTTCTATTACTTTATCTCCATTGACATATTCCGTTTTCTTAGAGTCCCAATATGGCATCATAAATGGTATAGTTCTTCCATATCCTGCGTGATTAAATTCTACTTTCATATATATGTCATTTGCAACAGTTGAGCTGTTGTCTTTCCATATGTATAGATAAAATCCATCGCTGTTAATACTTGATTGATATTTATCAAAAACCATAAATCGAGAACTTAGTCTTAACTCTTCAATTTCATTATCTGTTAACTTTTTAGTTTTACCATCTATTAACTTTTCAATTAGCGGACCATATGGCTCCCTGTCTACTTTTACTCCTGTTAAATTCTCATTTATTGTTCCATCTTGATTAAATGATACATAAGGTTTAGTCTCTATATTTTTAATGTATTTTCCAAAAAGTTCTCCAGAATTTATAAATATAGTCGAATAGTATAAAAGGTTTTGATCAGCAGGATTCATGGAATCATAAAACATGATTCTTAGAAAAGACTTATTAAGTTTGTTTTTTTGAAACCTTACATCTGAATTTTCAAAGCCCATATACGATAGTAGATCAGACTGTTCACTCTTGTTTTCAAATGAAAAAAATCCTTTGCCATTAAGCTTTATATTACCATTTTCAACTTCACAGCCATTCCAATACGAATCACTTGATGTAGTCCAATTATCCCCGCTATGTTTTCTAAAATGAAGATTAAATACTATACTGTCTACTTCTTTCTCAAAACCATTTGCATAATTATTCTTAGATGTATCCCATATTACAGGATGATATACGTCTTTTTCTAAATCTATTATTCTATTTACGCTTTCGCTTTTTTCCCGTTCTATAAAACTGCTATCTGCAATATCAGACTGATATGCGTTAGTTGCATATTGTGTATTAATTGGTATAGTTAAAACCGAAACGACATTGTCAACATATATTGAAACTATGCTATCATCTGTAAACAAAGGGGTTTCTCTATAGACTCTTATATTTGAAATATCTGCTCCGCTTTTTCCAAAAATTACATTTTGCAATGCATCCAATGTTTCCTTTGTATCGTCATTATATTCACATGACAACACATTGTTATTTTCATATTTACAATTTATTACAGGAGTTAAATTAGGTATCTTTCCTTTTTCAACAGATTTATATTCTATATATATGGGGCAAGGCTTTTCTATTTCTGGATTTGCATCACTATATTTAAGAGGATATAAATGCCCTATCCCATCAAAGTAAAAATACCACCTTGTAGTATCATCAGTAACTACTGTTACGTTATTTAATGTTAAACTATAATATCTGTCTGTATAGAATGTGAATAGCCTTTTATTGTTGTTAACCTTTAATATAGTGTATTCATTATTGAAATAATATGAGCTTGAATTTATTTGGTTTGAATTTGCAATATCTATCCTATTTTCAATATATAATTGTTGACCTTCCTGAAAATTTTCTGTTCCATCTCCGTTATATGTGACAGAAACAAGTTTCATATTATGTTTTGTACTATTATCATACATATTGAACGCACTTATTTTAAGCACGTCCAATTTTTTTAAATTGCTTTTAGAAAGGCTGTTGTTGATTTTTACTTTTAGCATATTATTTCTTCTTCGCCCTTATAGATATAATTATTTTCACTTTTTAAAATTCCTGATACGTCATTTGGCATTTCTGAATCAAATCTAAGACCCACTTTTCCAAAAGGATCTTGCCTCTTAAGATAAAAATTAATGTTTTCGCTTATGTAAAATGAATTATTTGCATAAGGGCATTCGTTCATTGTACCATTGTATAAACTTCCAGGAAAATATAATTCACGCCATAAAAATTTATTATGATTAATTTTTGAGGCATAGTTTGGAATGATTGCATTTTTAATTCTCAATCTTACTTCATATGTATTTTCTAATTTTTCATTTGTTATGTATCCATTTTCCAACATTTTTACAATATTTAATATATTGAGTATATTTTCACTATTATCTATTCCTGTATCTTTCGAAATTTGATTCATTAAATCTTTCCATTGTTTTCCATTTGGATGCAGATATAGCGAATTATTATCGTCTTTGTATGACACATACAATTCATACCATAGGTCTTTTTTATAATCCAATAAATCATCAATGCATAAATAAATTATATCCCCTGCTGAAACAGAATATGAAATTTTTGTGGTCACTTTCATGAACAATTCATTCATTGGATATAATTCGGTACTTTTTACTTTTACATCATAATGTGTGGATTGATTCAATCCTGCTTGTTCTTTTAACGTTATACGATAATGTGGATAATAATAATATCCTTCTGGACGCTGTAATAATGTAAAATTATAATCTTCGTTACCGTCGTAATTTATATTTCTCTTTTCCGCTATATTAGTTTTTACTACTGAAAAATCTTCATAATCTAAATCATCATGTTTTATTTCATCATCCTGAAATATATAATATTCTTTATTCTTAGGCATTTCTCGTTGTACTGTATTAAACCTATGACATATTTTCTGTAATGTCTTTTCTGTACAGTCTCCTATTCGATATTCTGTGAAATCACCATAAAATTCATCTTTTTCAATATTACTTCCGTATTTCGTTATAGACTTTTCCAATGGGTGTGGATTAAATATGTTAAGTGTGTTCAATAAATGCACGTCTCCGCATGAAGACTTTTTTTTCATTATACTACTATTATATTTATCACTTTCGTCATATAATATTTCAACACCGCTTGATATATTTCCAAAACAGTGTGAATACTCTATGTCCTCACTTGTATAATCAATCAAATTACCGTCATAATCATATTTATTTGTTTCTTCATTATATTTTACACCATACCATTTTTCATATCCTTTATTATTTTTTACAATGGTAAAATATATTTCTTTCAAAGGGCATCCGTTATTGTCTACCAAATGTTCAATATCAACGGTATCAGTGAACGTTACCTGTGCGCAATTGTCATTATATATTGTTTTTGCAAAAGATAAATTGTATGATTCATTGTCAAACTCATACATATACGAATCGTTTCCATCATTATATGATGCATTCATTTTGTTTCCATATATATAATTTTCATATTTTGAATGATCGCTTGTAATATTATCAGTAAGTTCTTCTTTTTTATATTTTAAATTTGGCAACTTTCTGAAAACACGTATATAATACTCTGATTCTATATTGTTTACAAGATGTTTTATACGTATTTCATGCTTGTTTAGTTCTTCATTAATACTTTCAATTATAATTCCGTCTTTTTCCCATTTTTTGGTATCATAATCATATGTATATCCTATGTCATTAAGGAATGAAGTATTATTTGTATAAAAATAATATTCATTTTTAATAATGTCTTCGCTCATATCTCCTATATTGGTTACATTTACAATAGCCACATTATTTCCATCAAAATATAAATTAAAAGAATCTCCACGCTGCATTCCGTGCTTTATATAGCTTCTGAACACAATGACATTTCCTCCATATGAATTTTCTGTAAAAAATATGCTTAGAATTTTTAATCCATTAATTTTCCCATCTTTACTTGTTATAACATCATGGCAATACTCATTTCTGTATGGGTAAGTTATGAATGTATCCCAGTTTTTTTCTATTCTATTCCTAAACTTATTAACGTTAGGGGAAAATAAAAATAAATTTCTAGACGGATACATATCTATAAACTCACAATTTTCTTTATTGTTTAAAGCTTTATTAATTAATATTTTTTCATTATTTCTTTTAGAAAAAACGTTATTAGTATTAGTAAATCCTATCCATCCGTTATCTTCTGATAAATTACTATTTATACTTTCCTCTAGACTCATTATTTCATCATAAAGATATAAATGCCTTGGAATAACTTCTGGAGACTCGTCTATTTTCTTTCTTTTACCTATATGCACTATACTACCGTCCATGTATCGCATATAATCTTCTATGGTATTGAAAATGTCATTATATGAGTTAGATTTATCATCCTCATAAAGATTAATCACTTTAAATGACTTATTTCTAAGCAAATGATTGTTAAAGAAGTCAAAGCCAGGAAAATATGAATACCCTATATCATCTCTTGAATATTCTGTATTCATTATCATATCTTGACGAGTTGGCGTAGATTTGCCATATGCCTTTGCTATGTTAGGAGACGGATTGTTATCAGTAACAACAATTGCATTATTTGAACCCTCATCCTTTACTATTTCTGTTAATGGGTTGAATAATACATTAGTGCAATATGGGTTTATACTTATAATAATCCTGTATTTTGTGCATGACCCCTTTTCATCTTCGAACACATTGTAGGCATTTACTTTTCCTACGACATCATAATAAGGTAATAATTTGGAAGTATTTTTAAGTTCTACTTCCAAATTATTTTTCTTATTTACCGAATTTATACTATCAGTCTTAGAAAGTCTTATCTTCATTATGATTTATTAACTGATTATAGTCTTATCTTCTATAAATATAGAAACAGAAGAAATATGAACTATATTTAAGTAATCTTTTACATATATCTCTGTACTATCTTCCACGCGTGCTAAACCTCCTTCTATTAATTGAATTGAACTAAGTATTGAATATAAATCTTCAACATTAATATTTTCTATATCGTCATCATTTATAGAAGTTTTATTTTTTATCTCGCTATTTATCGAGAATGATTTATCTCTAAAACTTACATTCATGTTAATATTAACCGTAAAGTCAAAATTACTTAAATAATAAGACTTGTCAGTATTTGATAACTTCAGCATAAAACGATATTTTTCCTGCGCATATTTTATAACTCTTATTTCTGCATCATAAAAATAAAATTCATATACAGGAGACAAACATCTTGTATTATCAGAAATAGCTATGATGAAGAATGGTTCAATGTCAGAAGAAATATTTTCACTTAATGTAAATAATCCTGTACTTCCCCATCCGTTCTTTGTGCTCATTTCATTAGTAGATAAATCAGTGTATTCTGATTTAAAATTTCTTCCAAGCAATTCAGAGATATTCTTTATTGTGTCCTCGGAATAATCATACTTCATATAATAATAATCATCATAGCTATCAATAGAATTTGCTCCTATCTGATTTATAATAAAGTCTCCCTGCGTATTTTTGTATGGAATTATATAATAATTTGCGTAAAAACCCTTATTTCTCGCAGTAACCTTAAATGACAAAGCATTCTTGCTTCTTGAATTAATCCTTAGATTATCAGTATCAAGCTGTATATACATTTTTCCGTGTATAGTCTCTTCAATGCTGCAGTAATCATCACTTATCTTTAATTCTAAGTTTGAATAGTCAACTGACGCATAAGTTTCATCAGCAACTGAACTGTCAATAATATAATTGTTATACAGTTTATCTTCCTCATTTCCATTTTCATGAGCACCATATATTACTCTTTTTGTAGGTATGGCATCTTCATTCGGCCTTCCGTCAATTAAGCTTGTTGTTCGTATAATGATTTGCTCATCGTCTAAAAGTTGCTCGTTAAATTTTGCTTCCACACTTGTGCTAGAAGAAATACCATTGTAGATATATCCTGCTAAAATTCCCTTTCTTGTAAATGTTTTTCCATTAAGAGTTGAATCGTCCGGCTTATAATATGGTATTCCATTAAAATATGACCATGCGGTATATTTAGAATCCATAGATTTGTCAATAATATGGAACGGGAAGAACCCGACAAGATTTGAATCATTAAGTTCTCCGTTAGATAATGTTATTCCATTAGGAATTGTATTTTGTTTAGAATTTACAACAGCAACATAATACGGTGTTTTCACACAACCAGAAGCAGGGTCATAAGCATAGCATATTTCAGAACTGCCAGGTATTAAATGTTCTTTATTTCCGTATCTTTCATTATGAATGCTCGTTATTGTAGGAATTGCAATATCGTTTATGACTGATGTTTCTTCAACGATATTTTCGCATGATGAAATGATATTATATCCATCATCATTGTATTCTTCTTCTTTATAGCCTACTAATAGTGTGTATGGAACATTATCAGTTTCTACTCTGAATGTTATACTAAACGGAGAACCGCTGCATCGTATCATAAATCCTGTTTTCATTGCATCTATCAATTCTTTCTTCTTGTCTGCAACTTTTTGCGCTGCTTCGTTGGCTGTGCTTCCGATACTTTTATAATAATCCTCTGTATAATATTCATTAGTTGCCCAATTATAGTTTTCTTCATTGGACACATTAAGCCATTGTGACGGAACTTTTCCATTTTCTGACGGTGTTATTCCGTTAATACTATATCCTGATTCAAAATCCCTTATTAAATCATAGTCTACGTCATTAATATATAGTTTATATGGTTTTGGCTCGGACACGGTAACAGTAGTTGAATAACTATTTTCTACCTCATAATATACTTTTTCACCAGTTTCTTCATTAATAATCCTATAGCATAATTGTTTAACGGTTACTGTATAATCAATGTTTCCCTTAGGAACAGCTATAACGTAATATGGCATGTTAATAGCGCCATTCTTATCGTTGTATTCATAATTGAGTATCTTTAATGGCAACGGAACATCTTTGCATGCATATTCGCTATCATATAATTTTCCGTCATGGATTATAGCAGTAAGTTTCCAAACGTCGCTGCTATTTTCACCAATCTTTAAATTAGACTCAACTGTTATAACTACGTTATCACCGACAGATTCATTGTTGCAATATATATTATATATTCCAATTAATCCTCCGTTATTTTGATTAGAAACTTCCAGTGACGGCGATTCATTGGTTTCATTTTCTATAAATGAAACATTATCATTTATTGACTCCTTAGCAATTTCGCAATAACTTCCATATTTTTCTAACAAAATATTATTTGCTATTTTCATATCATATACATACGTACTAAAATTGATGTACTTATTTGTAAGATCGACTGTAAATTCGCTTACATTATCATCATTGTCTTCAATTTTAATAGTATACACGGAATTAGGCAAATCTAATACTGGTATAAACTTATATCCATCAAAATCACTTGCAGTATTTTCATTTTTGCTAAAATAAATTAATTCACTATTTTCGTTTTCTATTGTATATGATATTTGATTTGTTTCATTGTTTGACAATGTTATTTTATAAGGCGCTGATATACCCGTAAGATTCAATTTAATATACGCGCCATCATTATCACACCATGAATTACTTTCATATTCTAACTGCACAGAATTGCTTGCATCAGATGCATTTTCGCATGACGCATAAAATTGACTGTTAAACTTTTCAATTGCTGTACTTCCAGGGTGTATTCCAAAATAAAAATAAAATGAATTATCATATCTTGGAACACTGTTGTTTTTGTCATAATAGAAAGGATAGTCACCCATTCTGAAATGGTAATAGTCTTTGCTTAATCTTTCCATTATGTAATTGTTCTTGTATGTTATAGTATCAGGTGCTCCATTTGTGTAATCCTCCATTATTTGTCTCATTGAACCGTCGAAATTATCGACATAATAATACCTTATATCATATTCGTAGATTCCATGATTATTTAATTTTGTCTTTAAATGGTTTCCGTTCATGGTAGCAAACATAGAACGTTCATCAATATTCATGATTTCATCATATGAAATATAACCATCAGGTATTAATAAGTTTTTACGATAATTTGAATCATCATTTGCGTTTTCTGACTCTATATTTTCAATATATTTTGTCTCATCCAACGTGACGCCAAATTCGCATATTCTACTTAGATTAATGCAAGATTTTGATCTTCCTTCTATTTTTAGACATCCTACTCCATAAAATAATCCACTGTCATAGTCTTCCTGATATTCATCAGATTTATTTATATTTCCCCAATCCGCTCCTGTTGCTTCTGTAAATGATTTGGGTTCTTTTTGATATAAATTCCCATCATCATCAATATTATATTCTACTTCACCGTCAACAACCAATATATTATTTGGCATATTATATGTTGTTGAAGTAAGCGACTTAAAAAATTGCGGTATTCCATCAGAATCGCAATCGTTAAGGCTTCCTAATAGCACAATATCAGTTGCAAATAATGTTAATATTTCTCCTTTTCCATCATTCAAATTTTGCTGGTATTCTCCTGCCTCATAATAATAAACTGTTTTATTGTCAATTGTGTCTTTTGTTCTAATCAGTCCATTAATTAAATTTATGCTCGTATTATGTGAATAACATTCTTCATCTTTACATTGTTCCCCTCCTATATCACATATTATAGTCTTTTTTTCTCCGTTATTATTTATAAATTCACTGCTGCTATTATCTTCTTTACTTATTTGGCGATTAACTGCGCATGGTTGAAGTAAAACACTGCCATTACTGCTTCTGTTTGAAGAACACCACTGATTCTTCGCCTTTCTTTTAAAGAGTCCGAAAAAGAATGTTTTTTTAGGCGTTATCTTTCGGTACCATAACGGTGCATAAAGTGCACCATTAATCCAATCATTATGAAAGTTGAAATTAATGCAATCATTATCTTCTGCTAATTGCTGTTCTATGCAAGTAAACAGAGTAGTTTCGTCGGCATTTAATATTCCTGTAAAAGCATAATCTTCTCTATCGCTTTCAGGAAGCTGTGCATTTTTTTTATTATGTGCTTCTATCGTTGGTCCTCTTCCAGTCTTTATGCACCCCATATAATAAGTGACCTTATTTATACCGTCATCACAAAATTCGCTTCCAAATCCAATACATTCCAATCTAAATATCTTTAGTATTGCTCTAAGTGGCCTTGTAACTGGACGAAGAATAAATGTTTTATCTAATAATTTAACAATCTTAAATACTGGTTCTATTAATGATGTAATAGTACTGAATATAAAATTCACTATCATCACTAAGTAAAGAATAAACTTTACCAAAACACATATAATTTTATAGGTAAACGACAATTTTATAAGTACACTGTTATATGGAAATGGGTTACTGTTTCCATAAAAATTTATTGCTTTAATACCTGTATGATGCTTATTATTCTCTTTACTACCCTTTTGTAGTCTAGGTATATAATTTTTTACAGTATATACCTTATTCCAAAACAAATCTCTATAATCTTCGTCTCTTGTAGCTGTACCGAACTCGTAGTCAAATTCTTTTGTCTTGTTAAATATTGGATAATCTGACGCATTCGTATTTGGGTTATTAGGTACTAAATATTTGCATCTTTTTCTTGCTTCTGCATCATTTGGTGTTTCGTCCAAACTGATTCTGAATCTTACTCTTGTTCGTGTAGGTATTCCTCTGTCTGGATTATCTGTTGGTACAATATTGCCATATTCATCCATTCTTACATAATCCAAATTCATAGGTATTTGATAACACCATACCCCATCACTATCAATTAGCCTATTACCCTTTATTTGATATTCTTCTACCTTATTATCAACGGTTTTTCTTATCATTTCGATTGTGCCTTCACCAGACATAAGAGTGTCCATTCTTCCGTTTGCCTTATATGGCGTACAATTTTTTCCAATAGCGTTCTCTCCTTGGTCAGTTATTATACATCCCATGAAAACACATGTAGGTTCGAATTTATACTCAATCTGTATATCGCATCTTGTAATTGCTATTGTATCATTCGTTTCTGTCGAATCACCCCAATATGGATATACATATACACCTTTATTTTGAGAATATATTTGAGCTAATGAATCAAGATTATTAGACTGTTTAAATTTATTTGGACTTTCAAATAAATCTATATTATATCCCTTATAGACCATATCTCTTGGTCTTTGACTAAGAACACCAATATCGGACATATCTATATCTACATGAATCTCTTGGTTTCCTGTTGGAACACCAAAAAGCATATAGTCTCCGTATTCATTTGTTACAGTAGTATATTTCCAATATTTGTCAAAAATATCTATTATATCGTTATTGTCTAACATAATGCGTTTATTTGGAAAAGTTCCAACATTTTGGTGACATTCACTTACCTGTTCGTCAGGAAGTAAATTGTATCTTACACCATCATCGTTGGTTCCCCTTACGTTTCCATAAGGATATAATATTTTGTTTGCGATTGTTTCTCCCTCTTCAACCGATATAAATACTGAGATTTTTGCATTTGGTATTCCAAATGCATCATTAGCAAGTACCCTTCCTACTATTATACCATATGAAGACTCATATAACTTATATGAATCTTCCTGTGTTATCTTTACCGTAAGTATTTCTAACGGATTATAGGTTTGCATTAATGGTACATTAATCACGTTAGGTGAATCACTTCCTATTTTTGTGTGAACTCTATATGTTTTGCTATTTTCTTCCATTTAATTTTTTAAAAAAACTCTTTTTTATTCTAATATTAGGCTCTTTTCCTATGATTATGCATACCATCAGATATATAATAATTGGTATTACGACAATAACAAAAATGCAGCATGCAATTATCCCTACAACGATTTGAACGATAATTCTTGCGATGTTATTTACTAAATTATCATTTATTTGTTCTTCATTATGCTTGTCGTCAGAATACTTTTTAATATTTTCAATTCTTTTTTTACAATTACATCCCATAGTTAATAATAAAGTGAATTATCTTTGTTTGACAGTTAGTCAAAATATACAATTTTATCCAGTAATATAACGTACCAAAGATTTTATTGATTTTAACCTAAAGACTCTACATTGATTACGCCTCACGTAATCCGCATAAAGGAATCTGTAACTGTGTCCAGATTCTTTGATATATTGATAGGCAGCTCGCCAATCCTTAATCTTCTCCTTACGGTTATCTTCTTTCTTCCAACGATTCAGATAATCCATAGAAAATTCTGGATAGACGATTGAACCACAAGGTTCAATCCTATCAATATATTGTTTCTTGAATTCTTTCAATCTCCTGTTCAACTCAATACTTGCTGCAACACTGTCAGTGTCGTTTGGATTGGTCAATTGGCCAATAAATGAACTGTATTGCGCTGCGAGTTCTTGATACTTGCACCCTATTAGGGTAAGGTGTTTCTTTAACGAATTGACGAAATACAACCTGCACCATTCGTTGTTCACTTGTTTGTTGAAACGCTTTCCTTTTTTCTTATCGGAAGGTTGTATTTTCAATTTCTCAAAACCAACATAACAGACATTGTATTTAACACACAACTTCTTAATATCAATGACAATTTGTGTCAATTCATATTTACGCTTATTATTGCCTGTTATCTTTGATAAATCATAGCAACGCTTATGCAATATGGAATTGTCCTTATCCGTGATGGATAAACCGATATAATTGGGATTCATATCAATTGCAAGCGTGACATTATCTTGTTTTGTATATGATATATCTTTCGGGAGCTTATCCAAGTCGAAGACGATGTAAAAGTAGTCGTTTGTCATCTTGCAAGTGAAACCACTTTCCTTTTTTACAACAAGTTCTTGTAGTCGAGCAAGCAACATCATATTCTTTTTGCTAGTATTATGACAAGCAAACGAAACAATGCTGTTTCCAAGTTTTACAGTCCCTTCAAGCGTATTGAAATCAAACTTGAATTTTCTGTTTCCAAGATGATTGGATTTGCTTCCTTCACAAGTGATTGGTTGTAGTTTGCGTTGTTCGATATATTCTTCATGGGTCATTTCATTTTTCAAACGCTTGTAAAATAAGCCCTTACCTCCGAATATTACTTTTAAATCCTTCTTATTGTCACTTTCCTTATATCTATTAAGTGCCGACTTTGCAATGGCATATCCAAGTTTTGCCGCTTCTCGTTTCCATGAAAGGTCGAGTATGTCAACATTGTTAAGGTTATTTAACAAAGAGAATATTTCATATTTTGATTTTCCGTCCATTGCACGATTAAACGCATAGCGCACCACATTGGTATATTTCTTCTGAAATTCACCCATGTCAATTTTTTCTCGCAATTTAAGTTTAATCGTTATATTCATAATTCAATTATTCTTCATTGTTTATTATTTCTTTTACTTTATCTGCCTTGTTCTTTGCACATCTCATTCCGTAAAGTCTTGCACAGAATGAATATATAATTGCACACAAATCCTTTATCAAGTCCTCCTTGTCCTCTTCGGATTCATTGACAACCACGATTTCTGTACCTTGTCTTTGTAGAAGTCTTTTAAGATAATTGAAACCGAACCTTGTTAATCTGTCTTTGTTTTCAATAAGAATCCTTGTGGGCTTATTATCAATAGCTTTCCAAAGTTCTGTCCGATTGTCATTCATCCCAGAGGCAACTTCCTTGTATATTTTTGTAACACTCCATCCTTTTGACAATGCGAACATCTTGCATCTATCAACTTGGTAATCCAATTCCTTTCGTCTTGAATGGTGGGAAACCCTGCAATACAAGATGGTTGTTTCATCTGTTTTTGAGTTATCAACATCATCTTCAATAACGAAGATTCGGTTTGTCTTTGAGACAAATGTTCTCAAAGGAAATTTTCCTTCAATAACCCAATTCCAAGCCGTCTTATAGCATACGTTGTTCTGTTTTGCCCAAGTGGATAACTTAATCATATTTATTCTTTAATTCATTCTTCATATATAAATAGTATATTTTTACACAAAATTCAATATTTTTATATAAAATATTTTATTTATTTTTTACACGCACTACAATATCGTTGTCGTTCAATATTTCAAACATTGAATTAGTTTCGCTGTATAATACCATGTCACTTGCATCTATGTCTATTTGATTATTATAATTCGATTCAGCTTCATCGTATTCACTGTAGCAGCAATTTGAAGTGTCTATTAACTCTTGCGTAATACTATCAGAAGAATAGCCATTTCCAACAGGATTGTAAACTTTCAGTTTTATTACGCTTAAAACACCATCTAATTTTCCTAATTCTTTATTTAAATCGCCCAAAAATATGTCTTCTCCCATATTATGATGACGTATGTCCATATAATCGGCTACCTTTTCTATAACTCGTTTTGAAACTTCGCGTTTATCATAAGCCTTTTCAATAAAGATATCAATTTCAAATTTTAAATTTATTATTTTTCCTGATCTTACTTCAATAAAATCATTTATCATTTTATATTTTGAAAGATATTCTTTCATATTTTCGGCAACCGTTTTTGAAAGTTCCTTTTTTAAATTACCGTTATAGTCAAGTCCTAAGGTATAGATCACGATTTTATTGTTTTCTTCTACAATTCCAAACCTGAAAGGACACCCATATTCAGCCGGTATACTTTCAATTTTTGAATAATAATCATTAATTGTTACGCATCTGTTTTGACTTGCTGAGTTATATTTTATAATATATCTAAGTTCATCCTCTGTTGGTTCGTCTTTTCCACCATATGACGGGCTTGTATTTGTGACTGATATTGAAGTTTGAACGTTTTTAATTTTAGATATATTTTCACTATCTTCTGTATTTCCGCATATACTATAATTTATATAAACTATATTAGTTAAAGTATTTTTTGCGATATTACTACTCTCTCCACCTCCAACTCTGTATAGAACATACATGGTTTTTCCACTTTCAGGCAAAACGCCCATATAATCGTTTGCTTGCATTCTTGACATCAAATATTGCGTATAATTTGACGCTCCATCTTCTTTTGTAGGTATATTACCGTATTCGTTTCTAATTCCTGCACCGAATATAATTTTAAGATTCCAATTATTCGTATATTCTGTGATAAATTTGTTTTTTAATCTTTTCCATTTTCCTTTCGCAATTCTTCTATATACTACTTCATTACCTTCTTCGTCATTATATGTATAATTTTCCCATATTGGATTGTAATATTTTAAGTTTTCGTTATCTGTATTGGTGTATGTATAATTGTTAATATAATCACCTTCATATGATAATGCTCCGTCGCTTCCTATATTATTAATGTCTACTTCTTGAAGTTCATGTCCAAATCTGTATTGTTCTACAAGAGAATCTACTTCAAAATACCTTTGAATTGTTTTTCCTGATTGATCTTTGTAGCTTTCGGCATCAACATTAAAATCACTTATTATCGGATCAGTCGTTAAATCTGTTCCGTCCTTTACAATAATGGAATCAACACCAAGAATATCGTCGTCTTGCAGCATAACTTCCATAAACGGCTTTATATCACTGTCTTCTAATACTTTTTTATATATTTTACTCTGCCCTGCACGGGCTATTGCTGTTTTTGTATATTTATAGGCGGTTATATTACCGTTTGAATCTCTTACTGGTGTTATAGTTCGGTTTGATATTCCTTCATTATCAAACTGTTCACTAAAATCAACATCCTCAGTAAGTTCAAACATTACAATACCCGTTGAAAACAATGTGCCTCTTTTTATTACAGGTGCATAGCTTTCATCAGCCACGGATAAATTGCCATTACTGTTTTCTCCCTGTTTATATAGTGGCAAATTACAGCTTAATTCTACTTCACAAATTGCTCCTTTTCGGCCTGGTATCTTTACTCCATTAGTTCTCGCTATATTCATTAATGATGAAAGTTTTTGCGCCGAATTTATATCGGTCTCTTGGAATGTTCTATCAATATGATATGAAAGGTCGTCTGCTACAGATGAAATTAATTCGATAAACCATTGCCCGATTGATGCATCACTAAAATCAGAAAGAATGTCTGGATAATATTGCTTTGTTATTTTCATGAATGCATCACGAAAATCAGCATAGTTTCTATTTAAATAAGATATTTTATTATCGCTCATTATATTTTATGATAATTTCGTTATAAGTTGATATGTGTTTGAAAAAGAATTGTCCTTAACTGTATATGTTATAGACGCTATAAGTCCTAATCCGTTATCAGTAGTTGATATTGTAATGTCATCTATATTAGCATTAGGAATAAATTTTGATACAGATTCTCTAATTTCACTTTTTATGTCCGACCATGTTTGCGAATCATCTGGATTAAATATGTATTGTATAAGATTTGTTCCAAAGTCAGGATTTCTTACCCTTTGGCCTTTCGGTGTGAATATGAGATGCGTTATGCTGCTTTTTATAGCGTCTTTACCGTCTATATCTAAATCAATAAATGGCTTTTCAATAGATTCTGTTGTAAATGGAAATTTAATTCCTATATGTTTTACTTTCGACATATAATTTATTCTATATATAGAATAAATATATAAAAATACAATATTTTTTCAAGCGTTTATAAACATAAAAAAGCAGTCTTAATTCAGACTGCTCTTAACAAATTTTCCGTTTTTGTTTTCCCAAATTGTTTGGTTTGACGAACCTCGGAAATATAGTGATAAGTCACGAAGGCTTTCTTCATATCTTCCGTCTACGACATAATCACATAAAGAAATTATATTCTTTTGTTCATCATTCAATTCATTAATGTAATATCCTGTCCATAGCCATATATCTTTATTTTTAAACTTTTCTCTTACTTCTTTCAATAGTTCAAAAAGTTCATTTCCTTGCTGAAGTGGTTCTCCACCTAATACACTGAGGCCTTTCACATGTACATTTGAAAGAGCTTCAAACAATTGTTTTTTTGCGTCTTCTCCGAATATCTTGCCCTTTCTGAAATCCCAAAGTTCTTTATTTTGGCAATTATGACAATGAAATTTACATCCTGTAAAATAGATAACGGTTCGGATTCCCAAACCGTTAGCTATATCCATTTTTTGTATTTTTGCGTAGTTCATTTTATATATGTTTAACTCTATGTTTAAATTCTGACATTTTTCCTTTATTAATGTCCATACTTGCATTAAGATATCCGCATACTCTACGGCAAGCAGAAAGTTTATTTTTGTCTTTATTTCCACATTGAGGACATACCCAATTGCTTTCATCATCTATTTTTAATTCCCCTTCAAAACCACAAACAGCGCAATAATCTCCGCCAGTAGTATTTACCTCTGCATACTGTATGGTGTTGTACATATGTTCTATAATTTCAGAAAGCGCTTCAAGGTTGTGGTTCATATCAGGTATTTCTACGTAAGAAACAGCACCTCCCTTACTCATTTTTTGGTACCTTGATTCAAATGAAAGTTTATCAAATGCGTTGCACTCTTCGCATACATTAATATGATAACTGTTTGTGAACCAATCCTTATCTGTTATTCCGATTATTTTTCCAAAACGATTACGAGTCTTCTGTGCAAATTTGTAAGTTAAACTTTCAGAAGGTGTACCATAAAGACTTGCGCCATTTAAGCCAGGAATCTTTCTCCATTCTATTGTCTTTTCCTCAAGATGCTTCATTACCTTTTCTTGAAATTTAGAACCAACCTCGGATGTATTGCTTTCTCCTGTCATGACTTTACACATTTCATAGCAACCTATATATCCTAACGATATTGTAGAATATCCTCCATCCAAATATTTGTCTATTGTGTCATTTTCACTCAACCTCGCTACGCTTCCGTATCTCCAATGTATGGGTGATACATTTGCGCTTTTTCCTCTTAGTAAATGGTCCTTTATTAATAACGCTTCTTTACATAATTCTAAACGTTCATCAAGTATGCTCCAAAATTTCTCTTCATCTCCATTGCTTGATAAAGCAACATCAACAAGATTAATGGTTACAACACCTCTGTTAAATCTTCCATACCATTTATATTTTCCGTTCTCATCTTTCCAAGGAGTAAGGAACGAACGGCAATTATGTGAAGCTATTCCACTGACATCAAATCTGTCACTAGAAGTTGTGACGTCATAGCTGTATTCGTTTCTATTTCCGATAAATTTCAAACCTACAACGCATCCATAAGGACTATATTCAGTTTCTATGCCTGCATTCTTTTCAAAGAACTTAGTCAATTTCGTGATTATTTTCTCACGGTTTACATACTCTATGAAATCATGATTTGGTTCAAAACCTATAATATATTTTATGCGTTTTTTTCCGTTAACATATATTTTACTTTCGTCTATTCTTGCGTTATTTCCTATTGTATTTGCAATTAATAGTTCTTTTAAAGCAAGCTTCTTACTGGTAGTCTGTACCATGACATTACATCTTCCGTTATTGGTATAAACAATTCCATTTGAATCTACAAGCCCTCCAAAGAAACTGCACTGTGCAGACTTAGATGAAATAAATAATCTATTATCTATATTTCTATCGTTATCATTATTTAAAAACGAATTATAAAAGACACTATCCTTTTTTAATTTATCACCAATTATTGTAACTTCATAAAAATCTCCTGTCTTTTTAATTTTGTAGTCAATAGATTCATAATCTAACGCATGCACAACTTTTGTACAAATCTCCTCTTCATTTTTTTGAGAGAAATCAATAATAATATTATTTTTTGAGTAATGTGACTTTGACACAGTAACGCCAAGAAGCCATGCAAGTTTATTACTCATTGCATTTTTATCGCAAATGCTTTCATCGTAAAAATATGTGCAATCAACTTTATCTCCCAATTTCAAATCTTGAACTTGTGTACGTCCTTTTGAATATACATGTAATGGGTGATCCATTGTGCAGGTTAATATTCTACCGTTGCTTAACTTTATTTTAGCCCAATCTTCTTTATCTCTATTTTTTATAATTCTTTTACATTCAACAAAGCCATTACTTGTACTATCATAAATTTCTGCATTGCTCAAGTCAATATAATAGCAATCCTTTGCAATCTGTTCTTTTACTTCATATGCTTTTGCCATTTCATTCCACATTTCTTCAAATGTTTCTACATGAACAGTTCCTTTATGTCGGTATGTTACAATTTCATTTTTATCAACACATCCCATACACGGAAATACTTCTCCATCAAATTGTTGTTTCATTACCTTAGCAGATATATAATCAGGATTCATTCTTTTTGCTGAACATTTTACAGCTAAATCGGTAAGGTATCTGTATTCACTGTCTTTTGGAACATTGTTTTCATCCAAAACATACAAAAGTTTAGGGAAACTTGGCGTTACATATACACCATATTCATTCTTCATTCCTAAATATCTTAAATTCAGCATCTCTTCTATAATCATTGCTGTTTCTTTAATATATTCGGGTTCTTCATTTAAATACATGAATATGCTTACAAACGGTGTTTGGCCATTATTGCTACTAAATGTGTTTTCCTGAAATTGTATTGTCTGAACTCCGTCTTTAATCTCCTGTCGTGTTAAATACATGGCTTCTTTTTCAATTTGGTCTTCATTGGCATCAATTCCTAAATTTGAAAAAGTTTCTTTTAATTGTTTAATATACTTTTCATATGATACACGAACATACTTTGCCAAATGAGAAACTGAAAATGTCTGACCACCATATTGTCCATTTGCAACTTGCAAACTTATTTGTGTAGCAACAGTGCATGCTGTCTTGAACGATTTAGGTGTTTCAATCATTTTTCCGTTGATAACAGTGCCATTCTCCAACATGTCTTTTAAATTGATAAGCTGACAATTGAACATTGGATGAATCATATAATCCATATCATGGATATGTATAATTCCCTCATTATGAGCGTTTAAAATATGAGTAGGCAATAATTTTCTTGCAGCATAACTTCTTGATTCAGAACCAGCAATAAGGTCTCTTTGTGTAGAGCTCATTCTTGCATCCTTGTTTGCATTTTCTGAAATTACTTTTTGGTTTGACCCGTCAATAATTCCTATAACGTCTTTGTCTATTATTCCATCTTGATTCTGAAAATGCTTTGTTGTTTTGTATCTTTCATAAGCATTAGCTGTTAATATTTGCCCATAATCCATTAACTTTTTTAGAACAAATTTGTCGACATCTCTTGAATATACAATATCTTTTTTTCCAAATTTTTCATCTGCTTCTTCGGCTATGATATTAGCTATTTTTGGATAGTAAACACCACTACCTGTTTTCATTGCTTTTGATACAGACTTTTTTATTTTTGAGCTGTCAAATACGCCATCAACTCCATTACTGCTTATATATTTTGTCATAATTTATTAATTTAGGTATTAAATATATATTAATATAATTTACAAAAAAAGATAATAGTTTTTATAAAAAAATATAATAATATTGATTATCAGTAAATTAATTTTTTTTATTTTTTTTTAGTATAAAAACAATCAATTTGATATTTAATCAGCTTTTATATTCAGCATTTGTTTGTTTAACTGAAAGTTCTTTTTCACTTTCAAATTTACTGTTTTTATCTATTGCTGTTGTATCAGAATCTATGTTGCTCATATCAAATTTACATGTTCCGTTATTAAATTCTATATTAAAGAATTGATTTCTGTTTATTTTCCCACTTCTTAATTTAGCTAAAAACATGTTCATTCTACCCTCTAATTTTTGGTCGTCAGTTTGTGCAAATGTTAAAACAATGTGTGCAGCCTGTGTTTTTTTAATAGAACCACCACCTTGTGCTAACCCTACTTTTTCAATTCCAATAGATTCACGATTGCCTTGAATTGGAACCCATATTCCTATGTTGTATTTATGAGCCATTTTTTCTAATTTTCGTATGGTTATACCCTCATCTGTCCATTCGTTTTTATTTCTTGAAACTGAACGTACTTTCTCCGCTGCCAAACATTCGAAATAATCTACTATAAGCAAATCAACTTTAAAACCGGATGCAATTTCTCTCTTTATAAGACTTTCTATATCACTTGCGCTAGTTTCAAGAGATTCCATGTGCTTATACCTTATGTTTTCGAACATCATTTCTTTTTTTTCTTTTTCCGCTTCTATTCGTTTTAAAGCGGTTTCTCTTACACCTGGAAGTGATAAGTTCATTGCATCTATATCAGTTAAAAATCCGTAGTATTTTCTTCTGATGTCTACATCCTCATCTTCAAAAAATACATGAAGAACTTTCCATCCTTTATAATTATTTTCTTTACATTTATGAAGTGCTGCATTTGCTGCAAATCCTGTTGTAGCAGAAGTTTTACCTGTTCCCATTGGTGCGATGATTACGCCTAATTGTCCTTTTGCTAATCCTCCATATAATGCGTCATCCAATTTGTCAGCTCCAGTTGGTATGGTTATTCTATAGTCTTCACTAAAGTCATTTTCTATATTTTGAAATAATTTATCTCCTAATTCTTTTTTTTGACCAACCTCTAATGCTTTTTGTATTATTTCAACAATTTCTTCATATCTTCCAAAATCCCCTACTTTTACGATGTCGTCAACTTCCTTTAATGTTCTAATTAAATTTTGTTGTTTAAAAAAATTACCGCATTCATGCTCAATTATATCTCTAGAAATAGGTTTCATTTCATACAATTCTTTAAGAATTGCAATCATTATGTCCTTTGTTATTTCATCATTTATTTTTGACAAAATAATTACTTTAATATCAGTATATGTAGGTACTACCTCTGTTTCTTCATACCTATTTTTCATATACCCAACAATTCTTCTTAAATTTTCATTAGTAAATTTGTTTTGATCTAATACTGGATAAAGTTCGGCAAAATAATCCTGATCTTCGATTAATGACTTTACTAATTGTTTTTGGTAATCTTCCCCTAAAAAACCTAAATCAGTTTTAATGCTATTATTTGTCATTTTAAAATCTTTTATATGATAAATATAAACAAAATTAATGACGAAATATAAAAAAGTTTATTCGCCATTAATTTTAGGTAATGATATATTACATATTCATCATAGAGTCTTTAAAGATATTTGTTAATATAATCAATTCTCTTTTTCGATGGAAATAAATTATTGAAATAATCTACTGTTTTTTTACTTACAGCATTTGACCAATCACATATGTATTTACTGTTTTTTGTAGAAAACTCATACTCTTTCCCTCCGTAATCAATTAAACTATTATGCTTTTGATTATTGTATGTACTTGTCGCATCGCATATTTTTTTGATTATTGTATATATCAAATCTTGTTTATCAATTGTCATAGCCCTAACAACTGCTATATTAAAGGGTAATGATAAAGGTTCTCTTCCTTTATATAAATGGTCAGAATTTGTTAAATCTACGCTATTTCTCACAAATCGAGGATAATCTCCTCCGTCCCAAATTTTTTCACACACAACCTTTTCGTCGACCATGAATGAAAATTTAAATGTATATTCATATGGATTTGGTCGTTCGTTATCAGAATATATATCTTCTATATCATCAGGATAAGTAAAATAATCGGGTTTTG